ACCAGAAGAGAAATTGGGATTTGCCGGTTTTACCGCCGGTGCGGTCAGGGGCGTATCAGCCATGAGCGACCCTCCCAGGTCGAAAGTCTCACGTTAGGGTGAGATGTCCTGAGGCGGGAGATACGGCAAGTCCTGGAAAAGCGCAAGTAGCAAAGCGATGTTGGTGACATCGATGTGCGACATGTCGCAGGTTCATGCAGGAACGGGTCAGGAACCCATCAGCGTTTGTGGCACATAACTGACACAGCCTTGTTCTCTTTCTGTTCACGAAATATGAATCACCTCCTCACAGGAGGCAATGATGGAGCTAGACAAGCGAGGTTTTGTCCGCCTCAACACCCTGCGCGACTATTTAGAGCGCGGGCATACCATCTCCGCCCATTGCACGCGAACGTCGCCGGTATGCACCCATTGGAGGGTGCTGGACCTCAATATGCTGGCGCAGCGTTTGGGCTGGGAGTTCGAGCCGGTGCGCGATCGCGAGTTGCTTCTACGCAGACTGGTATGTGAAAAATGCGGGCACCGGGGCGCTTCGTTCATCATGGGAGTTCTGAACGCACCCACAGTCGGCGCCGCTCACCACTATCCACCCAGCATAGGCACAACTGATCAGCCATCCCCCCTCTACCCAAAGAAGCGCCGGAGCCGAAAACGGCCGCCAAGCGTTTGACCGTTGGAGGTGGCACATGACCGACCGGCTACTGATCCTGAACGACGAGGAGGAGGCATTCCTACGCTGGGCGCTGAACGTGTGGGAGGATACTTTCCGTGGCGTTCTGGACGACCATGTTGTCGAAGCCCGTCATCGCCACGATGCCATCTTCCGCCAGCTAGATGGCGCCTACACCGAAGAGCAGAAAGACCAGATGCTTAATGTGGCGGCTGAACTGGCATTGCCGACCACGTTCAAGAGGCCGGCACATTCGCCGCCCTGGGCATCGTGATTTCTCACAATGGACCGCGCCGGGGAAGCGCGGGAAGCTGATGGGAAATGGAGTTGCGGAATGTCTGACGAACCGTTGATCGCGCCTTCGCTGCAAAAGCTGCTTTTGGCCGAGCGAAACCTGCTCACCGTGTTGACGACGATCCAGCGGGAATTGGCGGCGTTTGGGGTCCCCTCCTTGAAGATTGAGGGCCGCTCGCTATTAGAGCTATTTGAAGGTCAAACGGGACCCGGTTTATCTGCCAGCGCTGACCGCAATGCTCGAAGGAAACCGAGAGGGATCCATTGACCCGAAAGGGTAGCCAGTCCTTCACGGGCTGGCTGCAGATCGGGCAGACTACCGCCCTACTCTGCCGAGGCGCGGGCAATGGCTGGCGCCCTGCCAAGATCGAACACCGCGGCCTTGGACTGGCTTTCGAGGCGTTGAAGGATTTCCTTTACGACCTTGAGGTCGCCAGACTGCTGGGAAACCGCATCGCGAAGTTGGTCAAGAGAGCGCGCCACAGTCACCCCTGAGGCTTCCGCGGCCGTCAGGCGGTAATCCATGGTGTCAATCTTGCGCACCTGGCTTTCCAACGCTTCTACGCGCGTCTCAACGTACTTCGCTCGCTCGAAGAACTGACCATAGCCGATGGCTATCGCGGCCAGGGTGATGATGAAGCCCCCAACACTAACGATCGTATTCAGGTTCCAGCGGAACCCGTCTTTCTGCGCTTGGGGAAGGTGCATAGCACTGTGCTCTTCTTCTGCCACGAGTAGGTCTTTCGATCAGGGCTTGAAGGTGTGGGGCTTGCCGGTCTGGGCCTCAGCGGCGGCAACTGCCTCCTCCGGACTAGCGAAGGTGGGCAGCTCCCGTGATGGAGTCCGAACGTTCGGCACCAGCCAGACCAGCAGCGCGCCGATACCGCCGAGAACTGCGGTGGCCGTTGCTTCGTCAAGGCCAAGATCGATACCGACATAGACGCGGACAAACGCGACCACGGCCATGGCGACCGCGACCCAAAACTTGAGGGCGCGCAGCGGGCCGAACATGGAGAGGAGATTCAGAATGGCAGACATTGGCGCCTCCTAATGCGCGACGAAGAAAGCGGCCGCAAAAGCGACAGCGACGAGGACGATGATGAAGGCGAGGACTTGGCCCTTGCCAATTGCCGGCTTGTCCGCGGCAGGCGGCGGGGTGGCCGCTGATGGCTTCGGAGCGACGTGTGCATCCTTCGCCTTGTCGAGGACCGCCTCAACGCTCTCGGGCGATGTGAGCGCCTTGTTGAGGCCGTCGCCGGCATAGTAGCTCTGACCCCGCTTTACCGCCCTGTTGGCGCCCTGGGTATCGGCCAGCACGGGCAGCGAAGCCCATTCCTGCGCGAGGGCCTTTCCGAACGCCTCCCGGCTCATGAAGCCCGCGACGAAGTTGGACCATCCGCGGCGCTTGAGGAGTTCGTAGCCAAGCCGGTCTTGGAAATCAGGTGAGAACGTTTCCTTGCCCGAAAGGCCGAGCGCCTTTTTCAGATCCTTGAGCGTGGCGTTCATGAACTGGTAGCGACCAGCAGCGGAGGACCTATGAGCCTTCGTCCAGCTCGGGCCGGCGGCGATCACCTCATCCAGCGTCATGGACGTGAGCGGTTTGGCCAGCTTGCCCTGGTTGTTGCCGTAGATGGTGCCATAGCCCTTCGGGGCTTCAATGGCTCCGATGAAGTCGAGCAGAAGCATCGCGCCAGGTGGCACGTTTGGATTGGCCATTACGGCCTCCTCTCTATCGATGAAAAAGAAAACGGCCCCGCGTCAGCGAGGCCTTAGATCGTGATTTATCCCAATGGTCGTCATCTTCGGCGGCGGGCTATCGTACGGTGGCGCCAAGCCCAACGTGCCCCCGCGCGAGGCGCCAATAGGTGGGCCGGGACGCTCTCGAACCACCTCCAGCCCCGGCCCACCTCAAACCTTCCTTTGCGGCTGACGCTAGGCCTCGGCCGCCAGGAGTTCCTTAGCTCGCGCGGCTCCAAGAGCGCCGGTGACCGCCGCCATCAAACTGTCGAACAACGGATCATCGCTGACGAAGTATTCCACTGCCCCGTAGAGCTGCCGAAGCTTCGCGGAGGTTTCTGACGAGGCCAGGATGAATTCGAGTGTGGCCGCCTCGGCGTCCGAAAGGCGACGGACAAAGGTCGATTTGTAGAGCCGGCAGGTCGCCGGCGGATCGACCCAGTTGTCGATGATAGCCCTTACTTCACCGCGCTGTTCATCCGAGGGGGCATCGATGTAGTGCACATCGGTCACCCCTTCGTCGTTCGCTGACAGGCCATATATCGGTACGATTGCGTTGACTGCTTTGGTCAGAGCTTCGAGATCCATCGCTTACCCCATCACACTGCCTGAAATGACAAAACCGGAAGCCGATGCCGGAATGCTAAAGGTCCCGGTGGTTGTCCAAACCGACGGATACATGAAGAACCTCCCCTCGTCGGCGGGCAGCTCTTCCGAGCCAGTCTGAATGATGCGGGTGTTGGCTGCGGGCGCCTGACCTGCGGCACTTGCAACGTTCACGCCGCCAGCGGCGCCGACCTTCTGATAGAAAACATTGAAGAAGATGCCGCCGCCGACGGCGCTATGCTGCCCCGGCGCAACGTAAGACATGTCAACCGCGTCAAGCCCGAACGATAGCCATTGCAGCCGGAGAGTCGGGCTGCTTAGCTCCACCGGAGACGTGGAAGTCGTCGAAGCATTGGTGGTCGATGCTGCCCGGAGGCGCTTGACGCGACGGTTGAACCAGGAAATCACGTACCGCCTGGTGTCATCGTCCACAAAGACGGGCCCCGTGTCGGGAGACACCATTCCGACCAGGGTCCGCGTGTTGTCGCCGCTCTTGATTTCGACGCCCACGTTTCCTGCAAGTGTGGACGTTGCATGGCCGGTGGTCGACGCCTCCAATGCCATCGTTCCGCTGTTCATATAGGCGTACACGTAGTAGTTCGTTCCGGCCGTGAGGCCCGATACCGCAAGGCTAACGCCGGTGCTCGGTATGGTCTCAATATTGCCGTTGATCGCGATCTTGTCGCCGCCGAATGGCGTCAACGCGCAACTGGTGGAACTGACCAAATCGAAGCGGCATTGCCCCACCTTTGCTAGGTCGCTAAAGAGCGCAACGGTACCGCTGGCGTTCGGGATCTTGAGGGTGCGCGTGGTGGAAGCGGCAATCTGAGACGCATCGAAGATGAATAGCTTCGATGCGTCGATGCTATCCGAGATTCGAAGGTTGGTCCCCTTCACCGAAGTCGTTCCGTCGAACAGGCTATCAATCGCGCCTTGTTTTGAGCTTCCTCCCGTGCCGCCGAGATTGACCGGCCACGCGGTGTTGAGCGTCAAAGCGATATCTTCAAGCGGAGTATTGTGCTGCGCGGCCGTGATAATCGTTCCAGGTATGGCCAGATAGATCGGCGGCAGCGAGTACGTATAGGTCGGGGGGCCCCCACGCGGCATAATGATATCTCCTAAACGAGCGAACGCGGCGTGCTTCCGCTTGATGATGTCGAGCGGTTGGACGATGGCGCGGATTTGTAGAGAGTGGCGCCGCCAGCGAGAGCGCGGCCGATAGCATCTTGTGTCATCGTGCCACCGAGAGCCGCATGGTTGGCGCGATAGACATCCATGTTTTGCCCCTCGTGATATGTGTCTTCGAAGGCGCGAGAGCTCTCTGAACCGCGCCCCGAGTCGGGGCGCATGAGCGACATTAGCGAGGTGCCATTGCGATTGACGGCTGTTACTGGTGTTCCGCCAGCCACAATCCCTGGCACCGCCCGCGGCGCCTGCGGGATGTTCATCCCCATCAGCATCTTGCCAATGGCGGTGCGGCCCTGCAGGGAGCCCATGGCCTGCATGAGGCTCATCCCTGGATTGGCGCTTTCCATTTGCTTGATCGCGGGGGCCGCCTGCAGCTTGGCGTAGTCCACGGCGCCCAAGAGGCCACCCGACAATCCGCCCCAAAGCGATCCCATCACACCGGGCGGCTTCTGACTGCTGGTAGCGGAGCCAATGGCACCAAGTGCAGGATTGTCCAGGTTGGATTGGTAGGCGCTGAGGAACGATCGATTACCGATCCCCTGCTCTATCCCGCCTGGAAGCGATGTCCACTGGTTGCGAAGCGATGATGGCACGCGGGATAGGTCGCCCGCCTCCAAGTCGTCCTGCAGGCTGCGTCCGGTGTCGCGTCGATACTCGTCTTTGGCTATCGCCCAGGCGACCGCATCTTGCGAAGCTGGCGTAAAATCGGTGACACCGGCACGGGGAGCATAGTCGCCCCATGTGGATGCAAGTATCTGGTACTTGCCGGCCGCGCTCGATTTCTTCCCCGCGTTGGGACCGCTAGCAATGGTCACGTACTGACGGGGATGGTCGCTGAAATCGGTAATCCGATCCCCGCCATAGATCACATCATATGCGCCCTTGCTCTCGGGCCCGGCAATGGTGTCGAGGAGTGCGCGGGCTACCGCTGGCAATTCGGCCATGTTATATCGTCCTCATGAAATCACTTATTGTCGGTGGCATCGCACTGGTGTTGTCCTCGCCAGTGGCGGCCCAGGACGGGGACTTCGTGAGGTCGATGTGCATGTCCGAGAGTAAGGAACAGGTAGCTCTCTGCGTCGGGTATACGACTGGATTGGCTCAATCGCTGCTTCTCACAAACAGAGTCAAAAGCCTTCTGGGTAATTTCTGCCCCGGAGACTTCCAGCCAAAGAATGCTGGCGCCTTGGTGCTGGAATGGCTTGATGCTCATCCTGACCGGCGCAACCAAGATATTGCTGGAACGATGCTAATGGCACTTAAGGACAAGTTCCCTTGCCTATGAAGCAGATCGACCTCGATCCAAAAGGCTACAGGAACTCCGCCCCTATTCCGGCAGTCGGCTGGTGGTTCTTCGGTTCGCTCGCCGTGTGCATTGCGGCAATGATTGCCTTCTGGGCGACGAGCTACGATAACCTTGCGATGCTCGCTATGTTCCTTGGAGCGCTGAACCTGGGGAAGTCATACGCACGGTGGGCGGACCCGAGCGGGAGCATTTTCCTCCCAGACGGACTGGGCCGCCTTGGTGGCTTCTTTCTCGCGATCACGTTCGGGCTCATGGTTTCCATCATCGTGCAGGCCATTTTTGGCGAGCCTCTTTGGAACCTAATCCACTGGGTAAACACCCAATTCAGTCAAGCGCCAGCATTCTAGAAATAGCGGCAGGGACCTTCGGCGCCTGTGATCCTTCCGCGGCGACGAGAGCCTGAGCCACCCTAGAAATGGTTGGGTTAGCTGCAAGAGATGCGCCACCATTGCGACCTAGCGCCGCCGCTAGGCGTGCGTTGTTCATCGTCATTGCCGTTGCGGCCTGCCTCGATGCGAGCCCGGTGCCCATCGCGCCAAGGCCGGCTATTGTGCCGACACCCGGGCCGCCCACAGCGTTGCCGACTGCAAATGGGACACCAAACCCAGCACCCATGCTGACGACGCCAGTCGGGGCTAGCTTGCCGACATAACGAAGCGCATTCTCAATAGGGCCGCCACGTGCCACTTGCCGGATTGCGTCGATCTCGGCATCCGAGAATCCCTTTAGTTGCCCTTTGATTATCTGGCGATCGAGGTTGCGGAACTCAGTGCGCAACGCATTTTCAAAGCCGGAGCCGGAAAACTGCCCGGCCCTCGAACCGGCCAATTCAATGGCCTGCTCGATGAGTTCTCCCCTCTTGGCCTGAGCATAGAGACCACGAGCCGCCGCCAGTTCCGGGCCAGACTGCGCGAGGAAGTCATCGAACTTATCGATCATTATGGAGGCGATGCGCGATTGATCTGGATTGGTTGGGTCTTTTGCTGCCGCTGCCAGAATGCGCCGCATGGTCTGGGCGTTATCCACTGTCATTCCATTGGCGCCAGATTCCTGCAACCGCTTAAGGGCCGCGGTGGCACCCGGATGCAATGTCTGGTCGATACCTTCGGAAATCGCCGTGGCGGCGATGTCGTCGGCCACTTGTTTCACAGAGGACTGCGGGAACACATATCCCTTGGCCTTGGCCGCTTCATAGAGCTGGCCGGCCTGCGCCTTGAGTTCTTCAACGGTCGGGACAGCGCTTTGAGCAGACTTATTCGCGAGGGCTCCGGCAGCCCCGCCCATCACGCCTCCGGTAAGCCCACCAATGCCAGCACCCCACGCCGCCTGGTTAATTCTGTCCGGGGTGTCCTTTCCGTTCCCGAGGCCATGCAGCGCCCCATACGCGGCGCCTTCCAAGACCCCTCGCCCGCCCATGGACAGAACAGTCGGCGCCGCGCCCTTCATAAGCGTAAGCCCGGCGCCAGAAAGCCCGAGCCCCGTGCCGATGCCGCCCGCGATTTGCCCAACAGTTGCAGCCGTAGGATCTGCGGCTTGCGTGGCCTGGTCATAGCCGCGGCTCTTTTCAAGCGCTTGGTTGTAGGAGCGCCCGGGGTCGAAGCCTTTGCCCTGAAATGCGTCAATGGCCATTTCGATAGGCGTCATCATCCCAGCATTGATCTCGTCGCCGAAACCAAAGGTCATGCCCTGCATGGCACCAGTCTGGGCTGCCGCCATGGAATTGTTGAGGGCAGAGGGAAGCGAGCCGGAGCCACCAGCTACCGCCTTAGCCTTGGCCATCTTGGCCATTGCCTCTGCTTCGGCCCGCTTCTGCTCAATGGTTATTTCCATAGTGCGCGCTGCTCCGGGGTCATGAATTCCCACAGCTCGGGTTTCCCACCCCAGCCTTGTGGAGGCGCAGGGGCGGCCCATATGGCACTGTCTTCGGGGGCGTCTTTTTGCTTCCGCGTCGCCTCAAAGATGCGATCGCCAGCCTCCGGCCCGTTGACAATACGCAAGAGGGTTCGCTCGTAGTTGTCCAACTGCCTGCGGAAGTCTTCGGGTTTCGAGTTGGGGTCAATTGCGCCCGAGGCCGCGGCGAGCATGGCCCCTTCCTTTTCAGTCACGCTACCCAATGCACCGCCCGTTGGGCTTGCTTGACGCATCGCATTGAGGTTCTCGATGGTCGCATTTGCCGTCAGCACGCCAACCTGACGGCGCAGTTCGGCTGCATCGCTTTCAGAAAGATTGGAAGCGAGACCGCCAGCCAAACCGGTAGTGAAGGGCTTGTTTGCGATGTCACGGGCCAAGGCAGCAGCATTCGTGATAGTGTCAGTTGCAATGGCGTTGCTATCTGCGCCCGCATTTGCCTTTGCGGCAGCGGCGGCCGCTTCCATTGCTGCTGGTGAGCCAGGAATAGCAGCGGCAGTCGGGAGCCCCGTGGCAGGATCGATTTTTGGTTTCCCGGTCGTGGGATCGAGTACATAGCCAAAATCGGTGCTGAGTTTGCCAAGGCCAGGTGCCCCGTCCCCAACCGTCACGTTCACGCCGCCACCGCCGACCTCATAGACGCGATTGTCCGGCCCCACTTGCCACGCCTTGTTTGGGTCAAGTCGATTGGCGGCCGCCTCCTCGGGGCTAAGCAACTTGAACCCCGGCTCGGCCTTTCCGAACTGGCCAAGCGTCTCAAAGCTGCCGGAGGTCTTGTCGGTGCGGATCAGGGAACCATCGGGAGCAAACGTGAACCCAAATTCTGGCGCCGCGGACTGATTGCGTTTGATCTGCTCCCCGATAAGCATCGAGGCAAGCTGCTGCTGGGCATCGGAGGCCCACGGGTTGCCGAGCACGGACGAAAGATCGCCCATTGAGGCGTCGGAGCCGCCGGAAAGGATGCGGCCAAGTTCTGCATTGGCTTTGTCTCGGCCGCTGGCTGCGTCTTCCTGCGCCTTGCGGTACTGGAGGCCCCCAACAAGCGTATTGGCGAGCTGCGCAAGACCCTGCATCGGAGAACGGATATCTTGGACCCCCATATTCCCCTTGAGAAGGGCTTCGGCCATCAGGCGCCGCCTCTCTAGGTCTTGCGGAGTGTAAGAGCCGCTATCGTTTGGACCCACGATTTGTGGAAGCTGAAAGACCATCTATGCCGCTCCTGCCGCCATGGGATAATTTACGGCTTTGAACCCGCTTGGGGTTGTTGCGACGGCCCACGGCCTCTTCTTCTCGACCTCCTGCGCCATCATACCGAGATGCATCATGGGCGATCCCTTGTATCGGAAGGTCTTTACAGGGATGCCGTCGGCAGTCTCTCCCACTTTGTGAATATCAGTCTTCAGGCGTTCGTCGGACATCATCCAGCCACCAAGCGCTGCCGACCCTAGCCCGAATAGGCCCGACATTCCGGCGTTGTAGGACGAAAGTTGGTTCTGATAATTCTGGTTCACGAGCCCGGCGACATCCGTCGCGGCCACTCCGCTTTGCGGGGTCGACGCATATTGCGGCTGCTGCACCTGTGTGCCGGAGGCTAGCCCCAGGATTTCGTTGATTGGCTGATTGCGCTCGGTCAGAGCTTCGTTGACTGCCTGCTGTCGCCCGGTGAGCAGGAGCTGGTTATAGGCATCGTTCTCGCCTTCCGAGACCGCGCGCATGGCATTGTTATAGGCTTCCGAACCGGGACGAACGCCGCGATTGAACAAATCCTGTTCAGTGGAAGCCCGGCGCTGATCGAGCTGTGGTTGCAAACGCTTGTTGCCCAATTCCATCAAACGCGCTTCGGTGGCGTCGTTGTTCAGGCTGAACGGTTGCGAAAGAAGCTGGCCAAGCCGCTGGGATTGCGCGATGCCAGTATCAGCAAGGTTGCCCTGTATCTGGCTCGTCTTGCTGTAGAGCGATTGCTGTTCCGGGCTAAGGGTCTGGGTCGCAGTGAACCGGGGGGTTCCGTCTGACCAGGTGCCGTTCTGCGAATAGGTCAGGTTGCCATAGGGCGTGACCTGGTTGATGGCGTTTAGGCCAGTCTGCGCGACAGCGGTCTCCTTATTGGAGGCCGACTGCGCGGATGCCGTCTTGTAGGGATCTGGTGCTGATGGGGCCTGCAATTCACTTGCTCCTGAGCCACTTGCCTGCGTCCTCACGGAACAGCGCAAAGACCAGAGCGTCATCGTCCCTGGTGGGGCCGAAATATCGCTTCTGGGTCATTTCGAAGGTGAAACCTGCTTTCGGGAGAAGACGTCTCACAAGCTTGTTTGAGCGCCGCGTCTTTGCCGTTACGCGCGACACCTCAAGCTGCACGAAACAATATCGCGCCAACTCTCGGAGCATATCGGGCCCCAGGCTTCGTGCGCCCGCATATGTCCATTCGATATTGCCGCCGCGGTAGTAATCGTTGAAAACAGACGCCCCGACCAAGTCTCCTCTGGCATCCAGGACGCCGATGGCCGAAAGGGGTTGGACGAACTGCACACCAAGCTGCTCTGCCGCCCATGCGGCGACAGCTTCATCCTGGCCGCCAACCAACATCATCCGATAATGCCGCCGCGGTCATAGACAACATCGAAGCTGTTGACCTTGAGCGCCTGATAGGTGCGCGCGTTTTCACTCCATGGAACCTCAACGGTCATGCGGATGGATGCGCAGTAGCCCATCCCGGTAACACCGTTCCAATCCTGTCGCGTGGTTTCGCCGGGCCATGACGCCTGATTCCAAATCGAGCTGTCCCACACCGCAATGGTCTCCCCGCTATTGAAGCTGATGGGATACACGAGCGCATTGGTCCCAAAATCGATATTGAGCCCCATCTGCGGAATGGTGGACAGGTTCACATCGACGGTGATGGATGGTCTTACCGTGTTCCAGCGCTTAATCTGGCCTCGAGCGTTGTAGTAGTTGAAGGCACAGCGCATATCCGCCGTGAGTGTCTGGTTCTCGTCGCCCGCGGCCTCGTCAGCGAGCCTCACGACGCCATCATTCCCACCGAAGTAGGCGCGGTCCTGCCAGATCTCCCAAGCATTGGCATTCTGCCCCGTGAAGCGTGCCCAGGCGCCGGTTATGGTGTTCATGACAAATTGGTCTTGGACGGAGTTTTCCCCCAAAGGGACATTGAGAATGGCCATCGTGTTGCGCGGATAGCTGCTCAGCTCCCAACCGAACAGATCCTTGTAACGCTGAGCTGCGTCCGTCATGACGGGCCGGATATTGGCGGTCAGGGCTGCACGCGCCAGCGCGGCACGGTCATAGGTCATCACCTGCGATAGTGGGAGGACGCCGTCTATCGAGATGATGCCGAGGTCGGCCCCTATCTTGCAGAGGCAGCGTCGACCGATTGGAGAACCGATGTCCGCTGTACCCCGATAGGAAATCCCGCTAGCCTGGGTTGGGTCCGTGATCAGGAAAATGGCAACATCACCATAGGACGAAACGAACGCTATGAACTCGTTCGGCCCATCGATCGTGTCCGTAGACCAAGTCCCAATCGCCTGCAGGTAGCCGCCTTTGCGGAAATATGCGCCAACGTCAAAGACAGTCCCGGCTCCCTGGATGCTGTCGAGAGGGAGGTAAACAGCCTTCGAGGAGTCCCGAATGACCGTCCACAAACGGGATCGGTACTGCTCAACATATATCATGTCTGCGGCAGCGAACCCGGTCCCCGTGATAGCTGCCGTGGTCAAGGTCGAGCCGTCCCAGAACTGTGGCGAATCCTGACCGTTGCACATCCAGAGGTAGGAACCGCCGGTCGTGTTGAAGTTCGTGAACTGCCAACGATTGTTCGAGTATCCAGCGCCTATCGATGCAGCGCCCCCACCCGTGATATCGAAAATCTCGCCGGCGGAGGCAGCGAAAAGCTGGTCCTGTGCCTTGAGTTCGGACTGGTACCCCATCAAGGTCTCAACCGGCGATCCGGTGCCGGTATCTGCGTAGATCACGTGGCCACGCCGAAGTTCAACATAGCCAGGCTGCGGGAACCAATTGATGAGAGCAATTGCATTCTGCGGCGGCATGTTGGCGATGGGCGAGTTCGCATCCCATCCACCCGTAGGTGACGGTATCGTTGCGCCATCCGACACGACTGCCGCAGACTGACGCTTTGCCGCGCCAGTGTACTGGCCGCGCTTGTTTGCAGTGAGGCGCATTTGGCTCAGACCGGATTGCCGGGACCAGGGAAGGCGCCATCCTGGATGTTCTGCGGGCCCAGCAGCCAATAGGTGTCGCGGCGTTTGGAGAGGCTGAGATCTGGCGCCCCGCCATCCCGGGCAGCAAGGCGGGCAATATAGTCGAGGGCTTCGGCCTGCATGGCCCCATACTCGAAGCCCTTGATCTGCCACAGCCGCCACTTGGCATCGAGAATGATGGCCTGTGCGTCGATCACCGGATAGTCGGTATTGACCGTCATCCGTTCCTTGCGCACGCCGTCAGCGTCTGACGCCCAGAACTTGGAATTGTACTCGAAGACCAGCGTCGCCGGATACGAACCCGAGGCAGTCGGCGGAGGCCACAGCCTCCAACTGAACGGGTCGGCACCGACCTGACGCCAGCGCTTGCGGGGGCCCACTGAAACGATGCCGGATCGCTGCCACTGGTCCCCCTGCGGCGACATCGGGCCCACGAGTTCCCAGTGATTGGTGCGGTCCCACATCGTACGGTTGGCAAACCATTTGAACTCGGGCGGCACTGCATAGGTGTCGCGTGCAAAGATCAGATCAACCGCAATGCCACTTTGGGTCGCAAACTGATCGACCTCGACGGTTGTCGCATCGATGACCCTCAGGACGCGCGTCGACTGCTGCAACCCGTTCCCTGATACCGCGAACTGATCTGCAACAATGCCGGAGGTGTCGGGGATATTGGATATAATCCCTGATCCCGCTATGACATCGCCGGTCGCAATGACTGGAATGCCGATTTCCACAATGTGCTGATCCTGCGACACCACCCACGGGTGGGCCTGGTAGATTTCATCGCCCGATCGGTTGATGAGGGCGGCGAGCTGTCGGCCGCCGGGCGAGGCGTCGTCTGCAACGTCCGAAACGAAGGGCAGCCCAAGCTCGTTCGTTACCGCCTGGGCGATCTGGAGGAAGGTGAGAGCCATGGAACTGCCCTGTGTGCTTAGGCGGAGAGGAACGAAACCCAGCGATCGGCAGCCACGCGAATGAAGATGCGTGCAAGGTTCTGCGCCAGTGTCACCGCGGCGTCCTGGGCGGACGCGTTGATGGATCCGCCAGTATGCGGATAGATATTTGCCGCCGTCGCCGCGACATTTCGAACGATGTAGACTGACATCAGTTCGGCATTGGCCGGGAGGCGCAATCCAGTCTGTGACGCCGCAGTTGTCAGCGCTACATTGGTCACGCTGCCATTGAGAGGCGTCGCAGTTCCAGTCGTTGTGCCAGCGGCGGTGACCGCCGTTGCATCACTATATCCAAGGCGGACGGCCTGCTCCTGCTGGAGACCGACGCCCATGAGGTCTGTGGCAAGAGCCATTTGGCCTTACTCCTGTTCAGGGTCTGTTTCGGATTTGCCCCGACCGCGTTTAGCCAGGGCGGCTTCAAGAGCTTTCATGCGCTCTTCCATCTCCATATTGCGGAGCTGGGCTTCTTCGAGCTGGCGTTCCAGATGATGGAAGCCTTTGCCCTTCTCGACACCCTCAAGGTATTTCGCCGCCCGCTCCTTCCACGTGGTCAGATACGGGATTTTCGCGCCGGCACTGTCCGGGACCTCGGCAAGAGCCTCGATGGTGTAGACGTAGAAGCCCTTGAGGTTTTCAACGACCTCGGGCTGCGTCGGAAACAGCACCGCAAGCGGCGTGCCGCTTTGAAGCTGTTCATTGCCGTTGCTGAACGCTTCCCAGGCGCGCCGGAAACGCGCCTTGTGAAGATCGTTCACCGGTTCCTTGAAGGTGTCCTTCTCGCCAATCTGGCGGATTTCGACCATAGGAATGGTCCGGTAGACGGGCTTGTTCTGCTGCGCGGATTCGAAGGGGTCCGGCACGATCTCGTTGATGAAGCGAGCGTACACCTGATTTTCTTTGCCGCCGGTCCACGCGGCGCTGTCGCCCGTGAACTCGTTCTGCATGTCGAAGGCAGGGAACTGCATGAATGCTCTCCAAATGGGGGAAGGGCAGAGCCGGAGCCCCGCCCTGCTAGGTTACGCGTTGGTGCTGCCGTAGACCGGCCAATTGAGCAACGCCGGGGCCGAGCCCGCCGCGCCGCCATTGGCCGTTGTCAGAACGACACCGACAATGTTCTTGGTGCCGGTGCCAACGGCATCATCGAGTTCGCCTGCCGTGGTGGTCGTGGCGAGCTGGACATTGGCGGCTGCCGATGCCGAGACACGAAGGCTGGTCGGGCCGAAAATCTGGGCCCATCCATAGTTGCCCTGCGCGGCCGCGTTCTGAGCAACGCCGAAGCGATCGCCAAGCGCGCCTACTGCGTTTGCTGCCATCACCGCGGTGTAGGCCTCGTCAATAAAGAGGCCATAGTTCGCAGCGGTGGCGCCACCGGCTCCATAGAGGACGTACACGAACGCAGTCCCGCTGGAGCCGAACATAATGGTGCCAAGCGCAAATGCCGGCTGATCGCCGTAGTTGCGGTCGCCTGGCGTCGGGGGGACGAAGACCTGAGTGAAGTCGACGCCCGAGCCGTAGAGAGTGCCGAAAGCCATTTCCGCTCTCCTTTAGGACGGGTAGTGGACCGCCTGGAGGCGGCGGTTGCCGATAGTCATGTTGCCAGCCCACCCGATGAGCTTGACCACGGCGTCCTGGTTGATGGAGTACCGATCCGGGTTGAGCGGCACGAAGTTGCGGTCACGGTGCGGCCGGTACCAGACGTATTTGGAGTTGAGGAACCAGGTGAAACCGGTCGGAGGTCCGCCAACCGGAACCGGGTCAGTCGAATACCCCTGGAAACCTCCGCCGAGCACGACGGGCGAACCCATGTAGTCGAGGGTCTGGAAGCCAGCAGACGCCATTTCAGCGCTGGTGATGCGCTGGAGAGGCTGGAGGCTTTCGTTGTAGAGGCGCCAATTGGTGTTGTCGGCAACGAGCAGGTCAGGGCGATCCGTGTTGCGGATGAGCTGAACCCAGATCGTATCCCAGTACCGGCGGATGTTGGCGGATGTCGTGGCGGCGCCGCCATTGGTCACGGAGCCGAACGAGATATTCCGCCAGAACTGCCAGGTGTTGCCATCGATGCCGCCGACCGAGTTGGTCGGGACGGATGCGATGAGCTGCTGGAGGCCGTTGATTTCCTTGGGCTGGGAGCCGTTGGAATACATCGACTGCTCGATGAGGGCCATCAGCGTATCTTCCGCGTTCTGGACGCGGCCGGTGATGAGCTCGATCTGACGCTCGACGCCGGAGTTCTGGAGTTCCTCAAGGCCCGAGATGGTCACGGCCGCGGCGGCCTGACGGATCGGGAACTCGGCGGCGCTGAAAATCTGGCTGGGCGAGACGTTGATCTGCTCGTAGCCGGAATAGAACATCGCCGTGGAGTTCTGGGCGTACTGGAGTTCCTGCCAGATGTTGGTACCGCCGTCGAATGGTTTGGCGGTCCCTCGCTTGCTCATGCGATTGAGCAGGGCAAGGTTGCGGGTGATATTGTCCTGCGCCTTCTTCGAGCGGTTCTCGATTGTGGTCGCGACAATATCCCCAATCGATGGATTGGGAGTTGCCATGTTTGGAGTCCTTTAGGGTGAGTGCCGCCTAGACGGAGACGCCGTGTGCGCGGAAGGCGGCGCGGGTCGCGTCTTCCACGGTCTCGTAATCCTGCTTGGCCACGACAGGGGCGCCGGAGGGCGACCCGCTTGCAGAGATCGCACCACGCCGGGCGCGTTCTGCGGTCTCTCGTTCCTTTGCCTTCCGTGCTGCCTCGGCCGTTTGACCGGCGATGAGCTGCGTACGGATTTCAGGAGTAGCCCAGATAGCCTTGTCGTATGCGTCCTGCATGCTGGTCGCCTGCCCCGTGGAGAGCAGATGACCCATGAAGGGACGCACAGCCTCGAAATGCTCATGGCCCGGCTCGCTGGCAAACGCGGAGATCGTCTGCTGAAGCTCGCCTTCTTCGCGGCTGTTGATGTGGCCTTCCAGTTGCGCGATGCGCTGATAAAGCTGGTTTACGGCGGAGTCCGGTCTAGGTTGTGGCTGTTGACTTGGGGGTTTTGAAAGATCAACGTTGTATGCTTGTGCTAGCCACCGGATTGCGTTTTCGGGGTCGCGCTCAAGGAAGTCGTTGGCTGCGATGAGCTTTTGAAGGCCCTCCCGCTCGTCAACGCCCGCCCTCTGCGCTGCCGCGCGAACCGGGGTGAGCATTTCGTCATACTGACGCCTCTCTTCGGACCACTTCTGCGCACCCGAGGACATCTCGCCTTCTCGCTTGGACACCGCCTGTTGAAGGGCTGGAGAAAGCTTTGACCACTCGGCTTTCGCTTCGGCCGACCAACTCGTTGGAGGCTGGAGAGCGTTTGAAAGCTCTGCCGGTTGCTCACTGGTTGGGCCCGCGTCGGAAACTGGTGTCGCGGACTCGCCAGGGTCGGCGCTCTCCGCTTTCGCGAACTGTCCTCGCTCATTGCGGGCGCGATCCTGGGTAGGAGGCGCATCGACCGCTTCGGCGGAGGCCTGCTCGGCAGTAATATCTTCACTTGCGCCCTTAAGCTGCTCAATGGCAGCCAGCACGTCGGCGCGCACGTCATCGTTGCCGGAGAGCGTTTCCGCTCCCGGTTGAACTTCCGTATCGGGCATTGAGGGTTCCTTTAGGGTTAGTTCCAGCCTTCTGAGGCTGTCGATTGCTGCCCGGGCTTGTAGCCTTCTCTGAGCATGGAAACTGACTTGGCCACGTCATCCTTGGTGACCTTGTCGAAGGTGCGGTTGTCCTTCTGCACCTCGTTGCCAACCTCTTCGGCGCCGGCTGCCTTGGTCGCGGCGCGGAACGCAGCCTTGCTGTCGTAGTGGTTGTTGTCGTGCGGATGCCAGAGGTCATCTAGCCCGTCACGATCGACAAACGGGGCCGCGAGGCTGGATCGCGCGGGCGGCGGTTCGCGGTGGTTGTCAGGCCACGCGGCGATATCGTGGAACTCGCCGCAATATTTGCACTGACGGTAGATATGCCGGCTCATTCGAAACGCTCCGCCAGCTTCGTTTGCTGCGTGAACGCCAGATCCGCAGACGTCAGCGGTTCACCGCGCTTGGCCAGTCTCTCCGGGAACACCTCATCCCAAAGACCGGGCGTGAAATGCTCCTTAAGTGGCTCCACCGCATGGCGCATGCAGCGCATGGTTTCTTCGCGGATCGCCTTGGGCGCTTTGTCCCAGGCAGGATAATCTTCGGGGCGTCCACCGACGCGGAAATAACCTTGCCGGAAGGCTTCCCAATAGGCGGCGCAAACGGCATCGAGAGCGGTCACGTCGCTGCTCCCGTCAGCTTTGCCATCGCCTGCTTCTGCGTCGCCTCCACTTTGGCGTTCATAGTCTGGCGATTCAGAATATGGTCTTCGCGAGCGGCCTCGCGATCCATCGCATGCTGTTCCCGCTGCGCCTCAAGCTGCATTCCGGCCGCCTGCGTTTCCAACTGCGTTTTAACGACCAGCGAGCGCTCTTGTATCGCCAGCTTCTCTTTCTCCAGTTCGAGCTTTTGCGCATCGACCTGCATTTGCGCCTGCATCTTCTCCAATTCCATCTGGTTCTTGGCCTGCGCCATCTGGAGGTCCATTCTCTTGCCTTCCATCTCCATCTGGAACCTCTGCTGATCGCGCTGCGTGTCGGCCTGCTGCTTTGCCATTTCGGCTTGGGCCTTTATCTGCTCAGGGTTCGGCTGAGGGTTTTGCGCCTGCTGTTCCAGCCGCTCGGTAACCTTCGTCAACGCCTCTTCGAGCTTGGCCTCCATCGATCGGCCCACCCGGAACCGGCGATAGGCAAACATCATCAGGTCACCAAGCGTCTCAACCAATTCCGGAGCCGCGGCGGCGACAGGGGCAATGGCATTGATGCCCTGCATCGTACCGGTGAAGAGCTCTACGGCGCTTGCCTTGTCCGCTTCAGCATCGGCCATAATGGTGCTGTCGGTCTCGATATCGACACGGAACCCGCGCAGTTTGTCCGAGCGCAGGATGCGAAGCGCCTGGGAGAACTCTTCCATGGCCTTCGCCTGGGCCTGTTGTGCGGCCTGCTGCTGGCCCTGCCGGAACGCCTGCATTGCCTGCTGCTGGAGGATCTGCACTTGCATGTGGTCGATCTGCTGGCCGTCTGGCCCCTGCTGCGGAACTTGTGGCGGGGGCGGAACTTGCTCCACAGCGCGCCGGATCGCGTCCTGCACGATTTGCTCGTAGCCTGACATCTGCATCAGGCTTTCCTCGGAGAACATCTCCGCGATAATCTCCGCCTGAATACGCAGGATGTCCCGGCAGAAGCGGGCAACGTCCTCCTGCCGCGACTGGAGCCGCAAGGACGCAAACTGCCCTTTAATACGTTGCTCCGTTGCGGTCTTTGCCGGTCCCGACGATTGGCCGCGAACGATATCACTCATGCCCGTGATTTCGTTGAGGTCATTCTTGACCTGTGCCCGCGCTTCATAGAGGCGGATCAGCACCTCAATGATTTCCTGCATGGGCACAAGAGCTATCGCTCCGGGCATGCCCCCCTTCTCAGCGAAGGCCGCCCACTGATCGACCGGGATCAGTTTGTTGTCCATTCCCTCCTGCAGCAACCGGGCGAGAGAAGGGTAGGAACTGTCGTAGACGCCATTAGCTCGCACAGCGGTGGTGAGTTTGGCAATACGGTCGGTGAGGTCATCGACCTCCATCGCCTGGTCTTGATATTCGACATAATCCGGCACTGGAACGAGCGTATCGTTGGTCTGCGTCGTGAACAGTGGTTCTGGGCAGGGCCAGAACGTTTCAAGCTCAAGTTCCGGGTGCGGCACCTGCTGGACAACCACGCCAGGCGTCCCGGGCGCAATGAAGTAGACGGTTTGGTCCGGCTTGTTCCAGATTTCCCAGATTTCCGCCTTCCTGAAATTGGAAGGCATTGCATCGGTATATCTGCCGAGGTCATCGCGGAGGCGATCAGGCGCATAGTCGAGCTTGATACGCTTCGCCTGCTCCATGTCGCCGTTGTAGAACTTCTCCGCAACCTCAGATCGCGTCATCCAGCAGCGCTTTGCCACCCACGGCACTTCGTTCCAGCAGCGCGCCGGGCCCCAACGGAAATCGGCATAGAACACATAGTCGATGCATGCCTTTTCGTAGGCCAGCTTCTCGTAAATCTCGCCATCGCCGTTTTCTTCGACCTCGCGCGCCGTGCGCTCCTGCCGATCGATATGGGCGTTCTCAGCCGCCTCCTCGGCCGCTTCAAACTGCGGCTCGTAGCGCGCCCATACCTGCCCCATGCCCGGCAGCAGGTAATCCAGAACCGCTTTCGAGGTGGACCGATGGTAGTGGCCAACCTCCATCTGAAAGGTCAGAACGCGCTCTAGGATCATCGAGGCAGTGCGCGCCGCGGGATCGCGGTCCATGAAACGTCGTTCAACGATCGGCTTCGGCATTTTGCCGTAAACCGCCGGCATGAGCGTCTGCACGTTGGACCAGAGGATGTTCAGGCGCCGTTTGGACACATCGGCGTACTGCCGAACGTCTCGGTACCGCTTGACGATCTTCTCTGACTGGTCGAGCCAGTTCCGGTATGCCTCATCCTTCGCGGCGTAGTCGAGCGCATCTTTCCAGCGCTTGAAAACCTCCTGCTCTTGGTCAGGAGGCGGCGCGAAGGCAACATCCGTCGCCATGCTTACTGACCGTCACCGCTGGTGAAGTAAACTGTAGCTGTCGCGGTGGACGTAATGCCCGCGACGTAGATGCCACCGACCGATTGCGCCGGCATCGTGAAAATCTCGGTTGCGCCCGAGAGGACCGGCATATCGTTGACGGTCGCGACAACCGCTGCGTCCCCGAACTTGATAAACACTGTCTGTCCGCCAGCGGGATTGACGACGCGCACCTGGCTCCCAAGCTTCGGTGGTAGCGCGACGCGCGAAGACGTTCCCGAGGCCGACAGCGTGACTGTCGGGCCCGGAGTAAACGGGTTGAGCATTTATCAGCCCCTTGAGGAAAGAGTTTCTATCCACACTGCCGGCAGATCGGCATTCTGCAGAATGCTGTTCTAAATCCGGCTCGTGCTCGGCCCAGCGCCGCGCATCGACCACATGTCATCCAGGGTCATTGAACTGCCCGGTCCAACTTCGATATGCCGCGGCAGTTCTTCCGGCGTCGGCGCCTTCATGTCCTGCATGCGCTGGCTGCCGTAAGCGAAGGAGTCGCCGGGATGAGATGCCCAATTATGCTTGGGCTCGCGAGAGAAGACGTTATTGTCCTCGTTCCACTCGTATTCCCAGGCCATGAGGCCGTCTAAGCCGTCTTCGCAGCGCTCCTTGTGGAACTCGCAGCGATCGATGATCTCGCGTGCCGCGCTCACCTGGTCTGACTTCTTGGACGCCCCGTTGACGCTGATCTTGGTGGCGCCGAACTTTCCGATCAGGCGCTCAACGGACGAATGCTTGGTCGTGAACGTCTTGGCCTTAGCATCCGGCGGGAGGTGGATTTTCCCAAGGCGGTTGATCGGGATTCCCCATTCCTGGAGCTTTTCGACCAGCTCCGGCGCCCAATCATCGGCGTCCATGCCCGAAGCGCCAACATAGCCAAGAAGCGAATAGCCACCGATTTTCCGCTGCCAACACCACCATGCGGCAGTGTCATGGAAACCAATGTCTGAACTCAGCTCGACATCAGGGCCGCTCGGGTCGAATACGACATTGCTGTTGATGCGGCCTTCCCGCTCAGCCTTGTTGACCCATTTTGCAAGGATCGCGCCTTGCGATGCACCATATGCACCGCCCCAGACGTGTTCCGCCTTGTCGGCATCAGCGGCGTAGTCATCAAGCATATCCTGGTAGAGCGGTGTGGCCTTGAACCAGGGGTTGTCCTGCCAATTAATCTGAACCGAAATGCTGTCGGCCGGCGGCCGTTTCCGAAAGAACACATCGACCGGGTCTGTCTTGTAACGCGGGTTCCAGGAGAACCAGAGTTCCGACCCCAGCTTGCGGAGCGTTGGTCGCAGCATGTCAAGCGACGCTTGCGAGAAGGTCTGCGCCTCCTCCACCCAAGCTATGTCGAAGCCTTCGAGCGACTTGATGTTTGCCGCGTTGTAGGACTGCATGCCCTTGAAGACGATTAGTGATCCTTCCGCGGGCGTCCCAGGGCGCCCCCGTATCTCCGTTTCCAGGATTTCGAGAACGCTATCCAGTCCATGCGCAAGGATCTTGTCAACGATGAGCTGGCGGACGGAATCCTTGATGGAGTTCTGTACCTCGCGGATGCACACGACGCGCACCGCACTTGTGGCCGCGCGAACGGCTATCTGCTCGGCGAAGAAATGAGACTTGGCTCCCCCTCGGCCACCATAAGCGCCCTTGTACCGTCTGGGCTGAAGCAGAGGCTTTAGCTTGCGCGGGACCTCAATCCTTAGTGTCGACAATCACGTGCTCGACCCTCTGGAGGAAATTGACAGGGTCGCTCTCGTTATCGCCAATGAGCGCTTGCACCGGTTTCCCCCACCCCCGATCGAGAATGGCTGATGCAGCGGCTACTTTTGCCGCGGCGGGAGACTTTACGCTCTCCATTACCTGTACCAACGTAGCGATGGCGTTCTCAGTCTGGGATTGAGCTAGGTCACGAACGCGCACATCGGCCTTCGGGCGACCGCCTGGGTTCCCGCTTTTACCCTTCTCGAATGGCATTGCTTGGGCCTTGTTCTGAATGACGGCGTGCGTCTTTCATCTACCCACCCTTTGGATGGTTAGAAGGGGCGGCGGATTTCGCCTGGTTCGATCTCAGCCGCAATGGCCTCTGCGAGCACGCGCCAATCAGCTTTCGACAGCGTGATCTCTTCCGTACCCTGGCTGAGATTCGGATAAGGCTTGCCGCGCACGATGACACGCACGGCGCCATCCTCCACCCTGGAGATATTGATGTAGGGCGGGTCTATCCCGGCTGGCGTGAAGGCGTGGATTAGTTTCGTGTTCATGCATCTCTCCACTGGTTAGGCTGCGCGGCGACCGGCAGAACGTGATTTGCGCCAATTGCGGTGAGCGCGTTCGCCAGCGCGGCGGTTCTTGTGGGCCGTGGGCACGGTGAAGCCGCGCGAGCGGTCAGACGTGCGGCGCGACGGCAGAACACGTTCCTGCACTGCCTGCGGCGTTGCCTGCTTGGTTTCAGCGCTCGACTGCGTGACAGCTGCCTGCTTGGCGATTGCTGGCAGCGGCGGGATTGCGGTAAGGGCAGACGTAAGCGAAGCCACAAGGCTGAGAACAGCCAGTCGCGTATTGCGCATCAATGTCTCCTGGGGGGAAGCGGCTCAATTTTGAGCCGGTGCCTAGAGGCGCCGTTCGATACGGCTGAGAGCTTCGTGGCCGCGAGTGACGGTGTTCATGAGATTGTCGGCCTGGACGCGAAGAACGCCAAGCACGCCCGATGCCGCTTCGCCATCGGCGGCATAGCCTGCCGTCTCCGGCACGGCGCCAACGAGCGTGTCAGCCAGGCGCTCAAGGCGAGCCACCAAGTCGTTCACCTGGGACATCGCGCGCTGAACAACTTCAGCATCGCTCGGCTTGTTCTTACCGATGGGGCTATCAGTAAGGCCGAGAATGGCAGCGCTCTTCTGCTGGCCCTCCTGCCCCCAAGTGTAGAGAGGGTCCGGGGTGGGGTTCTGGTTCACGTACATGTCGGCTCCTTGTGGGATGAAATGCAAAAGGCCCACCCTGCGGGTGAGCCTTGGAATGGGATCGAAGCGGAAAACAAAAAGGCCCGCCGAAGCGAGCCTATCCCCCTGACGGACTTGTCAGGACCTTACGTTTCTCATCATTCGTGATTTGTTCTACCCCGTCAAGAGTCGGATCGATCCGAAAGATGTTCATCAACAGGTCCAAGCCGCGCTTGGCTGGCGCAATGGCTGCATACTCCCCGCGGCACAGCGCGCGAGTGGCGTCATAGACATTGCGGCCGCCCTCGACCTTCAAAGCCTCATCCGTGGCGATGAACCGTGATTTGAAGGTGATGAGCTTGTCGTCATCCCAGCGCTCGGCGTCTTCTGTGCCGCCGATGCGGTCCAGGATGTGGGACGGAACCGTGCGGCGGACGCACAGCACCTTCCAGTCGTAGACCGCCAGCATTGAGCCGAAGGAAAGCCCCGCCTGATACTGCGCCGGAGTGATGTCTCCAAGGAAGTGGCGCCTGCCAAGCTCCCCGCTCAGCCGAGGATCGCCAGCGATCTCACGAAGCAGATCGCGGACCTTTGCCCACTTCGCTGCCCCGCTGTCAAAATCGCGGCGGTACTCCGCTGCCTTGATGCGCCCCGCCCTATCGCGAGAAACGTTTGAACGCCTAGTACGTCCTGCCATGCCAAAAATCCCCGTTGTTGCTCACAACGCGGACCTTGCCGACACATGGCCGGGGCAGAGATAGGTAGAACGGGTAAGGTGAGAATCGCTGATTTGCCGGTGGAAGGCAAGAAAGGCGGGGAGTTATTCACCACCACGCTACGAAAATACCAATCGTGAACCCGATCCCAGTTAGGCACCCGACCGCCATAACCATCTTCATCGCTATGGCTTGCATGACCACGGCGCGGCGCATTCCCATAATGCGTTCCGGAGGCAGGCTGAAGAAGTTGTGGGGATCAACGCTCATCTGGTCTTCCCTTCTTGCTGGAGAGCTGAGCGGGCGATCCGGAACAGGACCGCTGGCATTAAAATGATGAACAACACCCAGTTCCATGGATACCACAACACTAACGCAGGGCGTGGTGATAGCCTTCTGGTTCCAGCGTAGAGGGCAAGCGGATGATCATCCCGCAGTAGAGAACCAAACCGACCAAAACGATATACCCTCATCTCACCCTTCCTTTCATCTCCAACTGCGAAAGACTGTGGTTGGTCACTGATGTTGCCTCATGATCGCTCTTCCTATCGCCTCTGGGATTTGAGGGATCACTGCGTTTCCGCACGCTTTAAGTCTGTCCACCCAGTTGGGAGGCCGGTCATCCATTCCGCGAAGCAAGGGTTGAGGAAAACGATCATCTCCACCAAAGGCAGAATGCGCGATGTCGAGCAGATGCGGCGCGCCACCCGGCCACCCTTGTCCAACCGCGCCAAGGTCGATGCCTTCGAGCAATCCTTCCATTCGCTGGCCGGCAGGGTAGGCAACAATCCATATTCTCTGCCGCGGCTGGGGGGCTCCAACGGCGGCGCCTGGTATAACCTTCCACTCCGCATCATACCCGATCGCGGCAAGGTCCCTGAGAACCCGCTCAAGTCCTGAGCGGAGAAGATCCCTGACGTTCTCGATGACCGCGTAGGATGGCCTGATTTCATCGATGAGGCGTAGATACTCCCCCCATAGGCCGCTTCTGGCTCCGTCGAGCCCAGACCTGCTACCGTGGACGTTAGCGGCGATGCTGACATCCTGGCATGGGAACCCTCCACAGATGGCATCGACTGCAATTCCATCGGCAGCAAGTCGAGCTGCATTGAGTTCTCGGATGTCATGGTAGCAAGGCACCTCTGGCCAGTGTTTGTTGAGAACGCGGCGCGGGAATTCTTCGATCTCACAGAAAGCAACGGTCTTGAAGCCGCCACTCCGTTCCAGCCCGAGGCTGAAACCGCCAATACCGCTGAAGAGGTCGAGCAAACTTAGCTTGGTCATGCTGCCGCCTCTCCCTCACGGTCGCCAACGGAGTAGCCGAGGCGTTCGCGCATGGCGTCCTCGTCGTTGTAGTCAACGAAGCGGGCATTCGCCTTCACCAGGCGGTCGTGCTTGCGCTTGGCTGCCGCGGCGTCTTCCGTCCGATGCTGCTCGGCGAAGTTGTTTACGAGGCCATTGACCATGGCTTTGACGCGGGCGCGGCTTTCGGGGGTCTTCTCGACATCGGGCGGCGGCAGCCGGGGATGCAGCGCCTTCTCTCGGGCCAGGCGGTCTGTGCGCCGTTCCATCGCTCGTCTGGTCGCGCTGGCCACAACTGGCGCAGGCGGAACGTAGGACGGGTTATGGCCTGGAACGGAACCGCTCAGGAGGTCCGCAATCCCAGCCTCGACATCCTGCGCCTCGTAGATCGAAACCGCCTCGAAGTAGACCTTAGCCTTGGCCAACCGCTCCCTCGCCAGGTCGCCGGGATCGGAGGAATGGTCACCCTGCTGATAGGTCCGGAATAGCCGGTCGAAGGCGTCCGCGATCCTCGTGTTCCTGTCCTGGGTCATCCTGTGATTTCCTTGCGATGAAGGCGAAAACGTCTGCTTGGGAGGGAGCGCGTTGCGGAGGCGAACCTCGAGCGAAGCGCGACCGGTCGGCCAGCGCCTTGCGGCACCAGGTCATCCAGGTAAGGCCCCAGTCGAGCTTCACGCCCTTCTGGCCGGGCTGAGCTGGCCACCACTCGCGGAACTTCTGGGCTTCTAGATCGATGTCGGTTTGGGAAAGGCCGATTGATCTGGCGAACTCGACGTCCGGCTCCCAATCGGCTGGAAGCCTTGACCCGCGCTTTTTGGAAGAACCGTTAGGTTCTTCTTTTCTCACTTGTTGGTCTGGTATGATCTGCTTCGGATCGGCTGTAGCTTTTGCTACTGGAGCCTTTTGCAACTTCAAAGACTTAGCAGCGCCACCTTTTGCCCCAGCGGCGGCACGTTTTGCGCGCAATGCCCCTGCTTTTCCGAGCTCTGCGGTGATGCGCTTGTGCGTGATCTGCCCGTCTGCGACCTCGAAAAAGGCAGAGAGATCAGCCCAGATCGGACGCCACTTCTTGACCGAGACGCCGGCAATTCTGGCGAGCTTGCCTTCGTCAGATGGTAATCCACCACCGGCACTCCAAAGCCGCATTAGCAGCATGAAATAGGCGCCATGCTGCTCTAGCGTGAGATAGCCAGTGTCGCGCAGGTAGTCGCCTACATAGAGTGGGAGGTATGGTTCGCTCACTGTATGGCCCCCATAAACTCATCGGCTGTCAAAGCGCCTTTGAGGGCATTGCAGGTGGCACACGCAACGCAGAGGTTTTCGAGCTCGTGCCTGCCCCCGCGCGACCAAGGAAAGACGTGGTCGATCTGGAAAGGGCCTTCTTCGGTGCCGCAGTAGGTACACCTGTGGCCGTCGCGCTGATAGACAGCAGAGCGAAGGCGGCGAGGGATCGCGCGCTTACGGTCCAGCCCTTGAACTCGCTCAAATGAGGCGTATCCGCTCGCGTCCACATCAAAGAGCGATAGGAGCCTGTCCCTACTCTCTTCCCACTGCTCAGGCGACAGGCGGGCGTACCGCTGAATAAGCCGCTCGTCATCGGGGAGGCCGCCGTCCTTCCAGTATCGCATGATGAGCAGCAGATACGCGCCATGCTCGCTCGCGGTCAGGTGCCCCGTGTCGGCCATGTAGTCATCGATGGAGAGGGGCATCCAGGCGCGGTTGCTCATGACTGCACCCACACCATCCGGCGCCCGGCTCTACCGCTGCCCCCGTCGATGCGAAGCCCGACCGACTGCAACTTTGGCCGGAGCCGGGCGATGAGCCCGTTCACTGAGCTTTCCGCAGTATCAGGGCCGCCGTTGGGGTCATCGGCATAGACTGAGTTCACAATGTCTGCAGTCTGGACCCAAGCGCCGAAATGCCTCGCGAAGTAATCGAAGATGCGCCGCTCGGTCGGCGTCACCGCGATATATTCAACCAACACTCGTGGATTCAGATCACGGCTCGTCGCGCCGCAGCATGGGCATGTGGTCATGACGCCACCCCAGCGCGCAGTCGTTCTTCGTGCCGCCTAATCGCATGGATGACCGTTGTGTGGTCCCGACCACCAAGCCGGTGACCGATCTGGCTGGTGGTTAGCTGCGTCTCCCGGCGCATGCGCCAAGCCGCCTCCTGCCGGGCGACATAGGCCGGCTTGTCGCGCCGATGGCTCTGGATATCGATGACCGAGACGCCGTGCTTAAGTGCCACCTGTTCGAGAATGGCCTTGTAGTGCGGATCCGGCATTTTCCTTACCGGCGTTGAAGCAAGGAACAGGAAGTCCCTCACTCGTATCTTCCGCGGCTTGGGTAGAAGGATTGGCGTCTTGGGGGCCGCGCTTGGCCTTCCGTTGAGCCTCTGGCGGACTGCAGCGTAGTGAGCAGCTTGCCCAGCAGCGGTCGAAAGATCGATCATTGCTTGCCCTCCCTCCGCTCGCGCTCAAGATTGGCGTGGAGTGCAATTGACCGCTTGATGCGCAAGCGCTCCTGGGGCCCGTGCTTGTCGCGAACCGCCTTCGGCAACTTGATGTTCTCGGGACGAAATCCCTTATGCCCCGCCAATGCGTTGCCCATGGTCTACCCTCTGTGGTTTTCCGACCGGAGATAGAAAGGCCCGTTCTGCCTATCTCTGCCGCCGGTACGATGTGCGGCTAGGCCGCGTTAATTTCAGTCAGTCTCGATTTCCCGAGCTGCGGCGCGAAGCGCTTCCGTTCGATCGATTTCCATCTGAGCCTTGGCGCCATGACGCTCCGCCGCCTGTCGCCATCGTGTCGCTAGCCAACGCCGCCATGACAAAGGCAAGCTGTGCTTCAAGCTCAGCAACACGCTTCGCCAAGGCCCGATCTGCTTCCTCACGGGCTTTCTCCTCTTCTGCGCCGATAAGCGATTTGATCGCTTCAACCTCTTGCTGGCGAGGCGAAAGAGATTCCTCGCCGTCCCAATAGGATCGGACGCGCCGTACTTTCATGTTCAGCAGCGAGGCGATTTTCGCCTTGCGCCATTCGTGGTTCATCGTTGGCCAGCGCTTCACGGCATAAGCGCGAAGGTCCTCAGCAAGAGCAGCGGTCACGTCGCGCTCCTTTTTGGCAAACTTTGACAACTGGTTGGCATCCCTTCGGTGCATGGTTGCTCTCGAAGGAAGCGACCTAGCTTGGAAAGGAACGAGACATGGCTGAACTGCTCGGGAAGGCTTTGGCGAGCGTGTTTGAGCAGTTGGCCGAGGAATGCCGCGCCAGGGCTTTGGAAACCGAGGCGCGCCTGGAAAAAGAAACGGCGGGGCGCAAACCTGCGCTCAACGCCGAGTTGCCGCGTCACACCCGGAGGGAGGAAAACCGGGAGCCGTACCGTGTCGCGGGGGAACTGAAACTCGTCTGGACGGACATGAGGCAGGCAGCGGAAACTACGCGCAAGAGTCCCCGGCGCGCCGCTGCCTCCCTGATGCTCGTTACGCGTTAGGACCATCAGAACCCTCCGATGGCCCAAAGAATGGCGGCGATGCCAGCCGTGCCGAGAAGGCCATAGGCAAGCGAAATCACCAAACGATCGCTCATGGCAGCCATCCGACAAACTGGAGCCATAGGACGAGCGGGCCACCAGCTACGGCAACGACAAGCAGCAGGGCGCCAATCAATGCATTCTCGCGCGTCATGCGCTCACCTCGTTCTTGGAGTTCCACTCTCTTTCGCAGGTGAAGCAGCGCTTCGTTCGGCTGCCAGCGCATGCATCCAAGTTCTTGCAACCGGGCATGCGCTCGAGGCCGCTGGAACTGCGGGGAGCAGAGTTGTTGAGGGGAGCAGCGGGAGTGGGCTGGGGGTTGCTGCTCCCCTCACCTGCCAGCGAGATTTGGGGGCTCGTGCTGGCGGGATAGGAATTGGTGAGGACAGGCGCTGCTCCACCGGCGGCTTCAACATCACGCCCGTCCTCTGCGGAGGCCTTTTCAGGTTCCGCGCTCTGAACAGCCGTTTCCGGCTGAATGGGGTGCTGGCCTTCGTCGCCCTCCGTGCCAGCGAAAGAGACGCCAAGGGCCATTGTGGCGTCGCCCTGCGACTGCTTAGCCGTTTCCGGCTGGGGTTCGTGAACTTGGTGGGGTTCGGCCTCGCCACGGGACACCGCGAGCGCTTCCGCCATGCCCTCGATGATTTGCGCTCCAGCAGAGGTGGTGACATCTTCGCCAGTTTCCGGGTCGAAACCCGCAGGAACGCTGGAGTTATGGATGGTGGTCTCGGCGGCAGGAAAATTTTGTTCGTTCATATTCGCCAAGCCGAGCAGCCCGGCGTAGGTCGTAGCGTAGTCAGCCTTGTCGAGGATTTTGCGGACGCGCTTGCCGTCTCCGGCTTCGTCGCGTTCGTCCTGAACCTGGGCTTTGATAAGGGCCTTGAGCGCAGACCAGTCGCCACCCTGAGCGGTCACAACCTCGCGGAGCGCGGCAATCTGGTCGGCATCGTCAAGCTGGCGCTCGATAATGGGGCGCGCTTCGGCAACGATCTGCTTGAGGGCGTGAGAGGAAAGCATCTAGGCCGCCCTCACAACGAAAGCAGGCCCATCAGTTCTAACCTGTTCAATTCTCGCGAGCGTTTCGTCGTTGAGGTTAAACCACTCTCCAGATCGCCTGTGGTCGGCGAAGCACGCGTGGTACCAGCCTTCAAGTGCGAAGATCCCCGGAAAGCTAAGAAGAAGCTCAGCCGGCTCACCAACGATGGAGGACAGCGTTTTCATCCGTTGACCAACGCAACCGCTGATGCCGATCTTGAGGAGCCCTGCCCCACGAAAGGCGACAAAATAGACCGACAAATCGCGCTCGGCTTGCTCGGCCGCCCGGACCTTCAATCCAAGCAGCGTCTTATCCACTCCGGCCTCAACTGCTTCCGCATAAACTTCGCGGATGTCGGCCTTGATCGCCCTCTCCTCTTCCTTGAGGCGAAGGATGCGATCAACGAACGAGGCGATCTGGTCTTCGGCTACGCTCTCGGTCATGCTGCGGCCTCGGTCTTGGCGGCCGCCAACATTCCCATAAGCTTACGAGCTGGTCCGGACGGGCGGCTCTTCCGGGTTTCCCAGTTCGATACCGTCCCCTGGTCAACTCCAAAGCGCCCAGCGAACTCTGCCTGCGTTTCACCCAGATGCTCGCGAAGAGCTTTGACATCGATCTCGGACATTGCATGATTATGGGAAACTCATAACTCAATGTCAATGAGTTTCTCATAATGATTTCTGGCAAACTCATAGTCATGAGCGAATTGTCAGATCGTCTTATGAAGGCGCGTATTTACGCTGGGTTCTTAACGGTCCAGGAGGCCGTTGACGCCCTTGGTGTGAAATACCCCACCTACGCAGGGCATGAGAACGGCGCTTCTGGATTCAAGGCGCCAACCGGCGAAGTCTACGCCAAGAAGTTCAAGGTCAATTTCGATTGGCTAATGACTGGGCGCGGCCCAATGGTTCCGGATGGCGAAAGAACCGTCCCAATCGTCGGCTACGCTGGCGCAGGGCCAGACGGATCGGTACTATACGCCGAAGGGGACGGGAATTTTGGAGAAACGATCGCCCCAATAGACGCGCCAGATACAACGGAAGCGCTGGAGGTAAGGGGGAACTCCATGCATGGCCTGGCGAATGATGGATGGCTGCTCTTCTACGATGACAAAACAGCTCCGGCATCCGAGCACATGGGGGAGCCGTGTGTTTGCTGGTTGTCAGATGGTCGTGTGCTTGTGAAGATTCCTCAGCCCACAAGAGATCCAGGGCTGTTCCATCTTGAAAGCGTGAATGCCCCGACCATGAGAGATATTCCGGTCGACGCGATGGCGTTGATTACTGATATCAAGACCCGCGCTGCAGCAAAGCGTTACATCCGCCGGCATCCCAATATCCCCATTGCCGACGTCGTGGTGTCTCGATGACCACTCCCACCAAGCTCATCGTCCTCGTTGCTTTCCTCCGCGACGAAGAAGGCGAACTACACCCAGCAGAGATCCTGTTTCAGGATGGCGAAACGCCGGAGATGGAGTGAAGAGGTTTGGAAGCTTTTTGGCAAACGCTGCTGCCCGGCCTAATAATAATCTCAGTCGCTGGGGCCGCCTTTCTCGCCTACCATGACCCCAGGATATTCCTAAGCATCTCCCAGCGCCTTGCGGTGCTATTAATGGGCTCCGCCATGTTCGTTATGCTTGGTTTCGCCGTATATCAATTTGGCTGGTATAGCGGGATCAACGGCGCTAGAGATTTGACCGAGGGGCTCATTAACGAGCCCACGCTTGACATTAACACACCGATATTGATTTCCGCCTGCCTCTTCGCTGGCGCGATATATGTGTTCTTCTTGAACTTCATATCGCAGGCGCGCGCTAGCCACGTAACCGGAAGCGAGCCACGCGGCCCCGATGACGGTCCAAAACCCTAGGCCAGGCAGCTTCATCATTTAACCCCGCTTCGGCGGGGTTTTGTTTTGCCCGCCCTCTTTCAAGCATCACTGCGGTGACAGCCTGTTGTAGCAGGTCGATTCGCTGGCCGCCATCCTCACCGCCACATTTTATGACTTTCTCATAATTTCTGTTGACATCAGATTATGAGTTTCTCATACTCATTCCATCAAACTGATGGAGCCGCAAATGGATGCCGTTGAAAGAGCAATCGCCGCGATAGAGGCCAAGGGCCGCGAAGATGCGATCCGGATCGCTGCAGACAAGGCGCGCGAAATCACGCTCACCGTCGATCTCACCTTTCGTGGCGATGTCCTCAAGGTCGAAGTGCGCGGCATCCCGCCCTTCGCTGCGGTGCGCTCCTTTGGTCCCCTGACCGGCACTCCTGGTTGGACCGTTCTCGGCCGCAAGTACACCTTTGATGGCCTTGAGCACACCTACACAAGGGCATGGGACAGGCACGGCGAGCGCTTCGCTGGCCTGCCGCTGCTCCGGGCCCACGAGGCTTCTGCGCTCGCGGACAAGCTCAACGCGGCACATGCCGCCCTTCCCCTCGAACATGATGAGGCCGCATGATGGCTAAGAAGACCAAGACCACCGATGTCCAAACCGGACCCGTCATCGCCTACAAGGGCTTTGACAAAAATCTGGTCTGCAACCCTAGCGGAACGCCGTTCCAGTTCGAGCTTGGCAAGACATATTCGGTAGATGGCGAGGTTCGTGCGTGCCGTAACGGCTTTCACGCCTGCGAGCACCCCACATCGGTACTGCAGTACTATCCAGCGATCGACGGTACTCGGTACTGCCAGGTCGAATTGTCAGGCGACCTAGACGTTGATGGCGACAAAACCGCCGCACGCACTATCAAGGTCGTTCGCGAGCTCTCGTTGACCGAACTAATCAACGAGGCTGTCGCATTCACGGTCGCGCGCGCCAAAATCGAGGAAGGCGCCACCGCATCTGGCACTCGGGGCGCGGCCACCGCATCTGGCTATCAGGGCGCGGCCACCGCATCTGGCGATCAGGGCGCGGCCACCGCATCTGGCTATCAGGGCGCGGCCACCGCATCTGGCTATCAGGGCGCG